TCTGGTGATGACCGCCAATGGAAACTGGAATGTGATAAGAGCGGCAATGGTTATGCCGTCATCCGTTTCCTTCCTGCTCCCGAAGGTGAAGACCTGCCTTTCGTCAAACTCTACAGTCATGCCTTCCAAGGTCCTGGTGGTTGGTATATTGAGAACTCCCTGACCACTCTGGGTCAGAAGGACCCTGTGTCCGAGTACAACACGATGTTGTGGAACAACGGCACCGATGCTGGTAAGGAAGCAGCACGTAAGCAGAAGCGTAAACTGACCTATATTGCTAACATCTATGTGGTCAAAGACCCTGCTAACCCTGCCAACGAAGGTAAGGTCTTCCTGTACAAGTTCGGTAAGAAGATCTTCGACAAACTCACTGCTGCCATGCAACCTGAGTTTGAGGACGAGGAAGCAATCGATCCGTTTGACTTCTGGCAAGGTGCTAACTTCAAACTGAAGGCAAAGAACGTTGCTGGTTACCGCAACTATGACTCTTCTGAGTTTGCCCGTCCTGATGCTCTCCTGGATGATGATGATGCCATGGAAGCAGTGTGGAAGCGTGAGTATTCTCTTGCTGAACTCGTCGCTGCTGACCAGTTTAAGGACTATGACGCTCTGAAGAAGCGTCTTGACTATGTGCTTGGTAACAAGGGCACTCCTCGCTTCCAAGACCCTGATGAGGGTGAAGAGGAAGAGAACACTCGCGGTTCTGCCCGTGAGTTGACTGAGGATCTCCGTGGTGAACTGAACTCTCTACAACCTACCCGTACCGTTGCTTCTTCCGATGAGGACGAGGATGATGATACCCTGTCCTACTTCGCCCGTCTTGCCGAAGAGTGAAGTATAATCAAATCTGCTTGACCCTTCTTGTGGTCGCAGCATATTTTAACTTACTATTCAAGTGAAAACTGACTATTATATCGACAGAGTAAGTAAGACCGAAGCCGCAGAGTTACTTCTGCGGTTTCATTATCTTAAGGACTTTTCTAAGTCTTTTAAATCTGGATACAACTACGGTTTATATGAGAGCAATGATTTCAGTCCACTGAATATTGGTGGTATTAAGGGAGTCTGTATTTTTACTGGACTCCCTGTCCCAGAAATAGCACAAGGAGCATTTGGTTTAAGGAGAGATGAGCAAGAGGGACTATTTGAACTTTCACGACTTTGCATACACCCTGAAACCCAACAATCAGAATATAATATCACTTCTTGGTTTGTTTCAAGAGCGATTAAACAGTTACGAAAGGATACTAAAGTTAAAGCAATCATCTCTTACGCTGATAACGATTTTCATACTGGCACAATCTATCGCGCTTGTAACTTTAAGTATTGTGGTCTTACAGAACCAAAGAAAGATTTCTACTATGCAGACGGAACTAAGCACTCTCGTGGCAAAGTAAAAGGTGCCGAGGGAGAATGGAAAGACCGCTCCCGTAAGCACCGTTATGTTATGATCTTTGATAAGAAACTAGAGTTACTGTGGTGAAGTATTTCTGGTGTTCTCAGTAGCAGCAAGTTGCTTATTGATATATTGAGAAGACTTTTCGTACTTCATTATCTGTCTCATATCGTTTAGATAGAGTTGTAGATAGTCAGGTTTTAAGACATAGATTTGTCTCTTCTCTTCGTTTAGTCTAACTTCATGTTCATAGTTGGTAACACCACCAACTGGGTTTAAGTTTGCAGTTGGTGTGCTTGGGTTTGGAATAGAAAAATTTGAATCAACAACTTTACCTTTGGGAAGTATCAGTCTTCCAGAAGAATCTTTTACCTCAGTTGTTTCATAAAACCTAATAGCATTCAGGTCACTACCGTACTTGTTCTCGGCATATCTATAAAGTTCATAGTCTGAAAGGGGCCATTGGTCTCTGACGTTAATGATACCAGCAGTCAGTAAAACAACCCAGTCATAAGAAACATCACCATAGAGTTTGTTAGCAACTGTCTCTGGTCTTTCACCCTGACGTATCTGATACTTATTAAACAGAGTAAAAACATTCTGTAAGTCATCACGAAGTTTGACCCTTCTGAAAAGGTTTTTGACTCTTACATATTCAGTAGATGAGTTTCTATCTTTTAGTGGAGACTGATAGAATAAGTCTGGTAGTTCTCTGAAGTAACTCATTTTAGTAACCTACGCTCTTTGGATCTGTGTTATCATAATCTTCAGCATATATTGGATTGAGTTCTTTAAATGCCAAACTCATTTGCATATGAGTTGGAGTTCCATCCCAGAATGTCGAATAGGTATTTGATCCAGTATAGTTGATTTGTAGGTCAACGAGTGCCATGGGTAAGAAAGAGTTCAGAACTGGATGTTTTTTACCACCCTTCATATAAGTCAGTTGGAAGATATGAGGAGCAGAAATAAAGACTCCTTTTACACTGGCGTTTCCACTTGCGTTTCTATTGGCACTCATTCTTTTCTTAAGTGTCCTAATGATAAGGATAACTTCTTCTGCTTCTTTTTTATCTCTTGGGAAGAAATCAAAGTTAAACTGGAAGTTTCTCAGACCAACGCCATCGAATAGAAGTTCTAGGTTTGGGTTAAATACCTGACCAGTTGCCCTTGAGATTAACTGGTTGGCACTAACATTACCACCTAATGCTCCAACAGCTGTTGCCGACAAAGCATTTTGAAGTGCCCTCTGTAGTTGTGGATTATTAGATAAACCTCCAACACCAGCTGTTATAAGTTTTAAAGCATTTCCAAGAGCATCAGTTGGTTCTTTAAAGAAATTATTACCAAAACTAATTCCAAATGCTTCTGCTGGGTTTAGTGTTCCTTCACCCCAACTAATTTGTGTTGTATCTGATATCTGTTCTGGTATTGGTAGGTATATTGTATGCTTTACATTTTTTAAATTCCTAAGAGCATCAATTTTACTCCCTATGGTTTTGGATGCTGTTGTTAGTTGAAAGTTTGCTTTATCATTAAGGTCTATTTTATCATCAGAACCCTCTTTACCTATGAAATTATCTAATGTTAAAGGAGGTGGTGTAAACTCAGCAATCTCAATTCTCAAATAGTCAGATTCGTTACCAAGTCTTGCGTATGGATATCTTAAAACTTTGTCTATTCTTCCTGCATTTGGATTAAGAGGTTCATCAGATAAAGTAGCAGAAGCTTCTGCTCCTGCCTGCGCTTGTACGTCTGTATATTCTCCACTGGTGGAAAATGATCCACTAACAGTACGTTCAGCATTAGCAGCAGCACTACCAGGATCGAAATAAGACATCTATATCGGTTTTTAGTTATTTAGTCGGAAGTTGGCAAAAGGTATCATTTGTAAGTCTTTCACTTCTGATGGGTATACTTCATACAACCCACCAGCAACTTCATTCCAAGTATATTGTCTAGTCTCACCCCAGTGGAAGTTCAGACCACGAAAACCCCACTGAAATACATCGGTGACAGCAACAAAAGGGTTTTGATCATAGTTTAGTGATGTTGTCTTGGCATTATAAACAAAGATATAAAGTTTTCCTGCTTGTGGTATCTTAGATCCTTCTGTCAATATCTCTCTCAGAGCATTCATTAAATCATCAGGGTCTCTAGTACCAATAATACTATCACTTATCCCACGGACTCGGTTTACGTTTGTATCTGTATCTGTGGGTCTTTTTGCCATTACTTGATACCTAGTTCTTTCTCAGTAAAGACTCTGAACTCATAACCTCTATCAAGACACCATTCTTTTGCTGCTTCCCATTTTGCTTGGTTCTTAGCATATTCATATGCCTCACGAATATAACCTTGAGTTTGTCTCTTTGGTTTTGCTGGAGGAGCAGTCTGACGAAGTGGTTTGATTTCGATAATATATTTCTTTATTTTCCCAGATGACTCCTGAACTTTAATATAAAAGTCTGGGAAGTATCTATGTGGTTTGTTGTCTACTGGAGACCGATACCACACATACATTTCTTCACTACCCCATTCTAAAATATTCTGAGTCAAGTCACAGTATCTCATGAATTTGCGCTCCCAGAGGGAACGATATACTATATTGCTTGGATCACCTTTGTATTTTTTTGGGTTGGAAGGTTGATACTTTCCCTTATATGCCATCTAAATAACTAATAATGTAAGACTCGTATAAGGTATTTAGAGTGGCAGCACCTAGACCAAGAAGGATATCAGATTTTAAACCAGCACTAACTAACCTAGCGCAAACCTCACATTATCAGGTTATTTTTGGTGGACTTCCACTACCTTTAAGACAACACTTAAATGTCCGTGGAGTTGGTTATAGGTTCATTACTGAAACATCAGGACTTCTTTGTTACTCTGCTTCTCTACCTGGAAGTTCCCTTGCTACTGCTAATATTAAAGGGAACTTCATGGGAGTAGTTGAGAACATGGCTCATACAAGACTCTTTACTGAGATAGGTCTGGAGTTTTATGTTGACAATGAGTATAGAACTCTCAAGTTCTTAGAGCATTGGATGGAGTTCATTGCCAATGGTTCTGCTCATAGAAAAGCATCTGATGATTACTACTTTAGAATGGAGTATCCATCAGACTATAAGTCAAATCAAACTAAAATCATTAAGTTTGATAGAGACTATGGTGAGAATATAGAGTATACTTTCTGGGGACTGTTCCCAAGAGACTTGTCATCAACAACCGTTAAGTATGATACTTCAGAGATACTGAAGGCATCCGTTCGTTTTAGTTACGACAGATATATCTGTGGTAGAAGTGATAGTTACTCTGTCAATAGAGGAATCGATGATAACAAAGAAGATGATAAGGGTGGTCCTTCATCTGAAGGAACAAAAGGTAGATATGTTCCAGTATCTGCTGGTGCCGCTGGTGCTGGTGGTGTAAGATTTATTCCTCAAGGTATGGGTCTAGCAGAAGCACTCAATAAAGGTTTAGTATACGACAGCCCCTACGGACCTAGATAAATATTCCTAACTGAACTTTTCGGGTTGTTATGCCTTTACCAAAGATCTCTACGCCAACCTATGAGTTGGAACTACCTTCGAGTGGAAAGAAAATTAAATATCGCCCTTTTCTTGTAAGGGAAGAAAAGATCCTCATTATTGCTATGGAAAGTGAGGATAATAAGCAAATTACAAACGCTGTTAAAGAAGTTATCTCTAACTGTATCATAAGTAGAGGTATTAAGGTTGATGAATTGTCTACTTTTGATATCGAATATCTCTTCTTGAATATTAGAGGTAAGTCTGTAGGTGAAGAAGTAGAAGTTCTTATTACCTGCCCAGATGATGGAGTAACTCAAGTCCCTGTAGCGATCAACTTGGATGATATTAAAGTTGAAACTGCAGAAAACCACAGTAGGGACATCACACTTGATAGCAATCTTATTTTGAGGATGAAGTATCCATCCATGGAAGAGTTCATCAAAAATAACTTTAGTGCAGAAGAACTCAACCTTGATAATACATTTGATCTTATTTCATCTTGTATCGAACAAGTTTACTCCGAAGAAGAGTCGTGGTCAGCATCAGACTGTTCCAAAAAAGAACTTAGAGAGTTTCTTGAGAATTTGAGTTCCAAGCAGTTTAAAGAGATTGAAACTTTCTTTGAGACGATGCCTAAGTTGACTCATACTGTTAAGGTATTGAACCCCAACACTAAAGTTGAGAGTGATATTGTCTTGGAGGGGCTAAACTCTTTTTTCGGGTGAGTATGGCTCATGAGGATCTTGAGTCATACTTTAAGGTCAATTTTGCCTTGATGCAACATCATAAATACTCTTTGACAGAACTTGAAAATATGATACCTTGGGAAAGAGAAGTTTATCTTACTTTCCTAAAACAATATATTGAGGAAGAGAATTTAAAACAACAGCAATCTGAATTAAATGGCTGAGTTTTCGCCAATCATAAGTGGTATAAGACCAAGAAGAACTAGAGTTTCTTCTTTTACACTTTTTAATCGTCCTCAAGAGCAACAACGAGCGGATGATTTAAGGACCACTCTTGCGCTGCAACAAAATAAAGTTGCATTTGAAAATATCAATTCTTCCATTTTAAACCTGAGCGCACAAGTAAATGCTCTAAGTTCTTCATTAACTGGCATTGCTCAAAGAGTAAGAGAAGACTCTGCGTTAGACCAAGCAAGAGAAGCACAAAAAAGAAGACAGGAAGAAATACTAGCAGAACAGAAACTTAGAGAAGGTAAGGAGAGCGTTGTTGAAAGGAAGATGCAGTCTGCTCTTCTCAAACCTGTTAGAAAAGTTGGAGAAAAGGCACGCTTCACTCTGGATAGGTTAGGAAGATTTTTTATGATTCTCCTAGGGGGTTTCCTAGGAAACATGGCACTATCAACTATTGGTGCTCTCATAAGTGGTGATAAAGAAAGACTTGAGCAACTAAAGAAAATATTCCTTGATAATATTGGTGTAGTAAGTGGAATATTCTTATTATTCAGTGGTGGTTTCAGTACCATACTTGGATATATTACTAGACTAAGTTCTAGACTTGGTAGTTCTGCATTTAGAAATTTATTACTAAGACCAATTAATGGTTTATTGAATTTTATAAAAGGTGGAGTTGCTGCTGTAGCTGCTGGTCTTGGATTAAAAAAACTAAAGAATAAAATAACTAGAAAACCTGCTGCCTCTACTGCTACTACTGCAACAGCAACTAGCGCAGCTGCTGCGACAACAAGTGCTGCCGCATCCACAGTAGCATCATCTTCATCAACTCCTAGTAGAACTCGTAGGGTTTTGGGAGGATCGTTACTTGCTCCAGCACTTACTGCTGGTGCAGAGTTACTGCAGGGTTCTACGGTCGGTGAAACTCTTGCAGCAACCGCAGGTGTAATTGGAACTAGCACTCTATTGAATAGTTTGCAGTTCGTTTTAGGTTCAAGAGTTAAAGCTCCATTAGCAATTGCTAGTCTTCTTGCCATTCCATTTGTATCGGAAAAATCTAAAGAGTTTTATAGTCAGACTGGTATAGGTGATGACTTCCCATTCTTGAACAAGACAGTAAACTTACTTGGCGGAAAAACGGAACCAGAAATAAAACCAAAAGGAAAGGGTGGTGATGAAATGTCCCTTAGAAACCCTGATGACAATGGTGGTAACGTAGTAGTGTTCAATAATAGGTCAGAAGAACCAAGTGTTCCTCCAATGAATACTGGTGGTAATTTAGGATCAGCCAATAGTCTTCCCGATATTCCCACAACACCAGATGATAGGTGGAACTTCTACATAGCTGGTTCTGAGACTGTTTACGGTGCAGGGTGGGCATAAGTAAATGGCGTATCGTTCTTCACTAAACGTATCGAGTATCAATAAGTCCTTATCTGGACTTAATAAGAGCTTGCTCGCAGCAAGGGAGTCTGCCAAAAATGTTAATGCTACTATAGTACAATCTACAAGAGAGAAAAGAAAGTCTTTCTCTGCAAACATAAAAGCATTCAACCAAAGAAGAGAGGCGGTAAGAAGAAAAGAAAGAGAAGATATTGTAGAAGCATCAACAGTAAAGGGTGCAATATCAAGATCAAGAACTTCAGTCGCTAGCAGCACAAGAGGATTCCTGGGTAGGATAATGGACTTCCTAGGAACTTTGTTGGTTGGTTGGGCAATAACTAACCTTCCAAACATTATTAAGATGGCGCAGTCTCTCATGAAGAGAATGCAAACCTATTTTGGATTTCTCAACCAGTTTAAGGATGGACTCCAAGACTTCTTGATAAGTTTTGGTAGTATGGTTGGTGGTGTTGCATCTAGTCTTGGTAATTTTGATTTTATTGCTATGAAAAAACTAATTGACAAAGGAATGGGTAAAATGAAAGATTCCTTTGTTCAGATGTCAAATTCTCTAAACAACGTCATTATAACTCTGAAACAAGATATTAATAAGTTACTTGGATTAGACTTGTTTGATATACCAGGATCTGATGGTGATGATGGTGGTGATGATAGTGGTGATGGAAATCCTCCAGTAAGCGGTTCAGGTCCTGCAGGAACTGCGTATGGTGTTGATCTTAATAGACTTGCAACTGCGACAGGAGCAGCAGAAGGAACTTATAATTCTGTTGGCGTTACTGTAAGAGGTGGAGGGCATGGACTAGGTAGATATCAATTCATGACATATAGAACAGATACTACCGCTGTTATTCTTAAAAATGCGAAAGCGATGGGTGAAGAAGCAGCAGCTCAAAGACTTTTGGATAGAGCTAACGGAAATGATAGAGATGCAGCAAGACAATTGTTAAAATATTTCCCACCAAAAGATCAAGATGCTTTATTTAAAAACCATGCTACTAACCTGCTGACACAGATCAAGAAAAAATATCCAAACGCTTCTGTAGAATTTTTAGTTAAGAGATTTGCTGCTGGACACATATCAGGAAATTTTGAGGATTTAACTACTCCAGATATACATGGTACTACAGGAAAAATGCATGGTGACAAAATTTGGAGAGAGTATCAGAAAGCAAAACCATCACCCCCACCACCAGCAAAAGCACAAAAAGTTAGTAACTTTACTATGAACAATGCTTCTAAACCAGGAGCATATGCTGGTGGAGACCCAGAAAAATCTCCAAAAATTGGTGACGTAATTAGTTCAAATACCTCACAAAAAAGCACTCTTTTAGCATCAAACTTACAACAGACTAGACAAAGACCAGGAACAAATACACTTCTCTACAATAATGAAGTGATAAAAACAGTTTACATGCCATCAAACTCTTATGGTGGTGATGTTATTGTTCTTGCTGGTGGTGTAAATAGTGGTAGAAGAAATAGATTCCTCAATTCCCTAGCATAATGGCAGCAATAGACGCATCACAATATGATGAAATTATTATAGAATCTGGAGATGGTCAAAGAACCGTCGATATGAGACTTGGTGTTCTTGCTATCAGATATTTTGAGGATTTATTTTCACCAACTATTACTATAGAGATAACTGTAACTAATACTGGTGGAGTAGTTAAAGGAAAAGATGGAACACTTCAATCATTATACAGTGGTCTCCCTTTGAGGGGTGGTGAGAGAGTATTCATAAAAATTGCCGGAAATAGTGATACCAATAAAGGTATTGACTTAAAAGATGCACCATTATATGTTTCCAAGATAAGTAACGTCATTAGAGAAGGTCAGAGAGAATCTTTTGTTCTTAAGTTAGTTTCTAGAGAATCAATTGCGAATGAGACAACTAGACTATCTGGAAAGTATGGAAGTTCACAAGTATCAGACCATGTTGCAAAGATAATAAAAGAATCTTTGCTATCTGATAAACCACTATCTTCTGATGATGCTAGTAATCAATATAGTTTCATAGGAAACTTAAAGAGACCGTTTGATGTTATTACCATGTTAGCATCGAAGTCTATTCCCGATACTGGTGTTCCTGGTTATTTTTTCTATGAAACTATTGATGGATATAACTTTAGATCTATTGATAAGTTAATTATTGAAGGAAAGTCTAAAGTAAAGGCAGAATATTTTCACCAAGAAGACCAAAACTTTCAGAAGTCTACTGATAATAGGATATTGAGTTATTCTGTTTCTAGAAATAACGACTTGCTAGAAAAACTTAGACTTGGAACATACGCATCGTTCTTTGCACAATATGATCCATACCAATCTAAGTTCACTACTGTGCAGGAAGGTAAAAGGACAATAACTGATTTTGCTAAAAAAGCAACTTTCCTTGGAGATGACCCAGAGGTTCCAAAACTATTTGGTTCTGGAAACTTTGAGTTTGATACAATACCAAGCAGAATTGTAACTTCTATTCTTGATGTTGGAGTTTTGGAAAAGGGTGTCAGTTATAATAGAGGAAATGATGCCAAGAACTATCAAAGAGATGCTATGTTCAGATACAATTATTTGTTCATGCAAACTCTAACGATGACAGTTCCACTCAACACAACCCTACAAGCTGGAAACGTTATTAAATGCAACTTCCTTAAGATATCATCTAATAGTAAAGAATTTGACCGTGAGAATAGTGGTCTATATATGATTAAGGAACTGTGCCACCACTTTGACGGGAAACAATCCCTCACATCAATGAAGCTGCTTAGAGATACATTCGGAGACTAATGGAAGATCTTTCACTTAAGACTAACTTTATAGGTAGAGATGGTTTTGTCTGGTGGATAGGACAAATCCCTCCAGTAAATGCGTGGACTCAGCAGGCAACTGGTCCTGGATGGGGAATTAGATATAAAGTCCGTATTATGGGGTATCACCCATATACTGAGGCAGAGTTGAGTAATGAGGACTTGCCCTGGGCGCATGTGATGCTTCCACCTGGTCATGGTACAGGTTCGGCAAATACATTTAAGAGTGTTCGTTTTAACCCTGGTGATACTGTAATTGGTTTCTTTCTGGATGGAGCAGATGGGCAGCATCCAGTCATCATGGGTGCTTTTGCCAACTCAGTTGATGCCGTAAAAGATGGTGAGAAACTACCATTCGCACCATTCTCTGGATATAATGAATATATTAAAGAACCTCCAAAAGGTGCTCTCCAAAAGAGTGAGTCTGGAGATCAAAATGCCGCCACTGCACAGCAACCAACAGGAACTAGTCCAGCGGATGCACAAAAAATTGATCCAAATAATCCAGCAGCAAAAAGAACATCTGATGGAAAGATAATACGCCTACCATGTGGAACTGAGGGCGAAGAGACTAAGGGTAATAAAGGAACTATTACCAAAATTAAAAATGCTATTGAGGGATTTGTTCAGTTTCTCCAAGACCTAAAAGCACAGTTTGATGAAGGTCTTGAGTACTATAGAGACTGGGTAGACAGAGAGATTGATATTAGAGCAGAACAGATAACCAAAGCTGCCACTAAAATGATTAGTGGTATGGTTAATAGTTTGTTTAAAAAACTTGAACCCATTTTAAGTAAGGGTCTTGATCTTCTTTATGGTTCCGTATATGCAGCCGTCTTTGCCGCAACCTTGAATCCAGTGGCGGCACACCTTGCTGGAGTAGCAGCACAAACTGCGATGCTTCAGCCAGTGAAGATACTACAAGATCTCATTCCTTGTATTGTAAACCAAATTCTAGGTAAAGTATTTGACCTTGTAAAAGATCTTCTAAAGTCTGTTGCTAACAACGTTCTCAACTTTGTTGACTGTGTTGCCGACCAGACTGTCGGTGCAATGATTAATGGTATTATTGGACTACTTGATAATGCACTACTGCCAGCGATCAATGGCATTTCCAAAATCCTACAGTTCTTCGAAGACTTTAGTGTTGAGGGTCTCTTGAGAAATGGTATTGATGCACTTCTTGGACTTGTCGGTCTCAAGTCTTGTAATAAGAAGAATGAAAAAGATAAGTATGGAGCTTGCAAATACAAACTTGGATACGGACCAGTATTCCAAGATGAACCAGATCTTAAAGGTATTATTGATAATGCCAATACTGCTAAAGCAATATCAACAGCAGCAAAGGTTGCTGGTTTCCCACTAGATGGTGTTCAGGATATTGCTGGTGCGTTTGACTTCATAACTGGAACAGTCAAAGATCCAAACTTTATTGGAGATGTTGGTTCTTGTTACACTGGACCACCTATCATTTGTGGACCACCAAAGATCAATATCTTCGGTGGTGGTGGAACAGGAGCAAGTGCTGTTCCTATTCTTGGTGGTATCGTTGGCGAGGATAGATACAAGACTGGAAGTGTCATCAGCGTTAAGGTAACTAACCCTGGAAGTGGATATACTTTCCCACCATTTGTGGAAGTTGTAGATAACTGCAATCAAGGATACGGTGCTATTGCTAGAGCTATCGTTAAGAATGGACAAGTAGATACCATCTATGTTGTATCTGAAGGTGAAAACTATCCTGCAGATGAAGAACTGCCATATATCGTTGAGAGTGTAACAGTAATTGATCCTGGTCAAGGATTTGAAGATGGGGATAGGGTAGTAGATAACCAAGGGAACGAGTATGATGTAAAGATTCAGTCTGGTGCCATCATCAAGGTGACCCCAATAAATAGTAAAGATGTAACTAATATCCCTGTACTTGAGGTCATTTCTAAGAATGGTTCTGGAGCAATACTTGCTGCTAACCTAGGAGAAAGACCACCATTTGACGGAG